TAAGATCTTCGATGTGGACGGACGCCACCCGAATGTTGAGCCTACTAGAAGCACACCAAGTGCTGGATGGGACTATGCGACGAAGGATGGGGATATTTGCGCAGGAGGACTTGAACGCCCACAAACACAGCCTAGAGATGAGACGGTTTGGGCTAATATCGTCAAAGCGAGTGACGCTGATGAGTTTTGGAGATTATGTGAGAGTCTGGCTCCGAGAGACTTCATTTGTCGTTTCCCATCACTCAAATCTTACTCTGAGTGGAGGTATAAGCCCACTCCTATTCCATACGAACAACCACGGGGAATACAAATCGACACGAGGGCATTTCCGGAACTCGATGAATGGGTACAGTCAAACATTGTTCGACCCTTAAAGGGTAGGTGGGTTACAGTAAAAACCCCCCTACGGGGGGTTGCCGGGGTCGAAGAGCCTAACCCTAACCACATACATATACAGAAGCTGATCAGGAACAAATCACTCATACTCTGGGGACCTTCTAGGATGGGTAAAACTATATGGGCTAGAAGCCTTGGCACACATGCCTATTACGGTGGACTTTTCAGCCTCGATGAACCACTTGATGTGGAGTATGCGATTTTCGACGATATGCAAGGCGGACTGGAATATTTCCACAGCTACAAATTCTGGCTAGGACATCAGCGACAGTTCTACGCCACAGACAAATATAAAGGAAAACGACTGATAAACTGGGGGAAACCGGCGATATACATAGCAAACTCGAACCCCGACAGTGACAAAGGCGCAGATACAGAATGGCTCTGGGCAAACTGCGTCTATATTCATCTAGACAAGTCTATCGTTCATGCCAATAGTACTCCCCCTGTACAGAGACAGTAATATTATCGACGAGCCCACCACTGGCTATCTCAGGGGAAATTATATCGTAGATGTAAACGTCGCCAAGTGAACGAGGACCTTGAGTAGAAACGTAATTCTGAGTATCGCCCTTCCCGGACTCCTCGTCATTGTAAACAAGCCGCGCGTTCAGAGGGTACCACCGCTTAAAGCGATGTTCGTGACCCTGCGAATTGACCTCCGGTCGGAAATAATGACTCTCGTCATGCAAAATCCGCACACGATTGCGATCGATCTTAGCGGTTTTCTCGTCGGCCCAATCGATGTTAACCGTGCCCTGATATAAAACACCGGTAAGGGCAGTAGAAGCCCCGGCACTCAAGGTATTGAAATAGCGTGTCATACCAGACGCACCAACGTCGGCAAAAGGCTGGTCGGCGGCAGTACCGTTCCCGATATACACGTCGCCCTTAAAAGTAAACACTATGCGACGCCAATACCACTCAGCAGACGAATTAACCTTAAAAATAATCTGCTCCCGATACCCGCGAGCAAAAGTCTCCTGGGCCTCCCTGTTATGGTCATTACCAACGACACCACTGTACTGAGCCCGAGCGGTAGGCGAAAACAGGGAACGATTGACGATAGCCGTCGTAAGAGGAGCAATAGCAGGAGGCGATCCACTAGTCATAATCATAGCGTCGGACTTCTTCCGACTAGCCACGCGCAATACGCGACGGCGAGAAATTGGGCGGGTCACACGACGCATAACACGCTTACGCCTAAAAGGCGCACGTGAAACAAACCGGCGCCTGCGACCAAAAGTCGCAACGCGGCGCCGGAAATGAGGCCTAAAGGATCGGCGGAGAGGCATGGAGAAAGGTTCAACCGAAAATTGAACAGGTATAAATAGGACCCGGGTCCGGGTCCAGCGAGGTAGTTAATATTATTACCTCGCTGGAGATGGACCCATGCCAGAAATGTCTACGCGATGGCAATTCAGGTATTGCCTGCTCACGTACGCTCAATGCGGTGATCTCGACCCTTTCAATGTTGTCAACACACTCAGCAACCTGGGAGCCGAGTGCATCGTTGGAAGAGAATCACACGAAGATGGCGGAATTCATCTCCACGCTTTCGTCGATTTCGGACGGAAGTTTAGAAGTCGAAATGTTAAGATCTTCGATGTGGACGGACGCCACCCGAATGTTGAGCCTACTAGAAGCACACCAAGTGCTGGATGGGACTATGCGACGAAGGATGGGGATATTTGCGCAGGAGGACTTGAACGCCCA